ACACTAGAAGTAGAGCTTATTTGTTTATTATATGTTTCTATATTTTTTACATTAACAAAAATATATCTTGGCTCGGTACTTCCTACTGAAACAATACTAGAATAAGCCGAATCGCTTATCCAATATAATCTTTTGTTATAAGTGGTATTATTAGACCTTAAAACTTGATAATAAATAGCATCTAAAGGCGGTATATTATTAATAAATAAATAAACTTTAGGAAATCTAGCTTCAAAACCGGGGAATATACTATATGGTTCTTGCACTGTAGTAAAACTAGAACCATTTGTTATATCCCCATTCAAATCAACTTGCGCACCTATTGTTCTACCTTCGGCATCAAAATATTGTAGTCCATATTGATAACCTGAACTCCATGCATTTGCAAGGGTTGTATTATCTGGCTGACCCGCTACATATATATAAGCCACGCCACTAGATAGCAAGGTAGCGCCACCCGCAACTGCTGTATATGAAACAGTTAAAACATTATTTACTATGCTAACCTGATTCCATCCAGCCGCTTGAAGTGCCGTTGATATGCCATTTAGCAAACTAGACACTAGCAATGGCGTTACGGAATTATATTGAAATGAAGCGCTAATATCGCTACCATTAGCATTAATTGCATTTATTTTATATATACCTGATGGGTTATTTAAAGTAGTAACAATACCACTTGTATTAGTACCTGTGCCATATACAAAAACCTTCATAATCGTACTGTTGCTACCGCTATCTAATCCATTACAAGTAGCAAAAAACAAAATACCGCAGATGTCAATGAAATATCCGTCAACAATATATTGAGTGCTTGCTGGCTCTAAATCCATTTGAATTTTATTAAAACCCTCTGTAATTCCAGAGTATAATAAAACATTACCATTAGCTAATTCAGCTGCATTTGCTTTTTGAGGAACCCAATCTTGCAACTGCGCTGTATCAATTACATCTAATACGGAATAAATCTGATCGTTTAAAAACTTGTATGTGTAAATGTCATTATCTGCAACAGCAGAAGGGTATGGTAATCCGTCAACAGCCTTGTCTATTTGAGCTAATAGATACCAATCACTAGTTCCTAAAGTATATGTTTCTCTAAAACAAAATTCTATCTTTTTTACATTTACGCCACCGGTTGATACGGATATTGATATTCTTGCATTATCTCTAAAATTTACATCTGTAAGTTCTATTGTTGGCTGTTGCGGCAATGGGACTATGCTTTTTGAACTCCATACCGATTTTTCATTGTTATCATAAACATACCTATATGAAAATTGAAATAACTTATTTCTTAAATTATTAATTGTAAAGTTTGAGTTATCCTCACTTTCGTAGACCACTTTTGGTGGCATTACAGGAGGCGCTTTGATAACAGTTAAATATTCAGCTTTCCAAGATGTTCCATAATTAGCTAATACATTTATATTTCTAGGTGGATTTAATCCATCATTAAAAAATAAAATATCACCTTCGTCATCTCTATAATATAGATTAACTGACAAAACCTTGTAAGACGGGTTAAAACTTAAAATATCAACACCATCGCTATCTGTTTTACTTTCTAAAACCTTAAATACTATTTCTGTATTTAGATCATAATATAAAATGCTATTGTAACCACCACTATTCCAAACGAAATAATAGGCTCTATTCCTTACCTTGTCGGCATAAAAACCAATAACTTTATTAGTACCTGCTGGTAAAGTATAATTTATTTGAGAGTTACCTAAAATATTAGAAATAACTCTATCTTGACCTTTGCCTTCTGCGTCTTTCGTTATATTTAAGGCATCTAAATAGTCACCATTGCTAATTCTGTATTCAGCAACATCTAAATTTAGTTTACCGTTAAATGGGTTATTTATTATTGGCATTTTTTACTAGGCTTTTACAGTCATGCGCTGTGCGTCTAAATTTTGTTCGTAAGCTTGCATTAAGTACAATGGCTTGAATCTAGCATTAGCTAATCTTCTTTCATTATAATAAGTATCTTTTCTATCTCTTTTATCTCCTAAATTACCTTTTCTTGTACTTGGTAAATTTGCGATATCTTTCCATGCTAAAAGGGCAATCATTGCCTCCCTAAACTGAAGTGGAATCATATATGTTTCATCAGGGTTACCACTTGATAAGTATTCAATCATGACATAATCATAATAAAAGTTCTGGTTTAATAGAACTACTCCGTTTGAGTCATCTATATTAAATTGACCAACAAATGGTGAACCACTAGGCGCACCATAAATATTAGTAAATCCATATCCATCCCAATAATTGTAAAATAATGGAGCATTTTGCTGATACCATGTAACCAAAGTATTGTCTTGAGTTAAAGCAAGTCTATCTGGTTGTTGGTCAGCATAAAATGTCATTTTGTTATTAAACTTCAATGGGATAATTTCTCCTCTAGAATTTAATACACCAATTTTTGTATAGCTTACATAATCGTTTGGTAATTGAGCTGTATAATTTGTGGTATCAATAGGAATCTTAACTGTTCTTATTTTATAAAAAAAGTCAAGTCCCATTTCTTGCATACCTCTAAAAGCTATGTTATATAATTTAGCATACTTATGCACTCCTTGTTCCGATTGATCTATATAATCATTGATAACTGAATCTAATGTTATATAATTTCTTGTTTGTGATGCCATTTTTAATTATTTGAAACGTAAGATAATATATCGTTTTGACGAATTAAATAATAATATTCCCCATCAATTACAAATGGTTCTCCTGCGCCTTTAATATGGAAAACAACATCTCCCACTTTGGCTTCCATTTTCACTTTAGCTGTCCCATTCCCTACTTTTACAACTTGTGCCTTGCTGCTTCTTTCCCTATAATTTTCAGGGATATAAAGTCCGCCTTCGGTAATTTCATCCGCCATAAATGGCTTTACTAATACTAAATCTCTAATTGGTGTCATATAGTTTAATTATTATTATCTACGCCATCGTTACTTGTATCTATTGGTCTTGACCTTTCAAAAGCTAATTGACCTTTGATATATTCTACTATCATAGGAACATAATCATCAGGAACTATTAATGTTGATCCCAAATCTGTTGAATCACCGCCACTAACCATTCTTATCGTAGCTTTATATGAGGTTAATTGTATTGCACTTTTAATGTATATATTTTTACCTTCAATCCAATAAAGTATTTTATTCTGTATTGGTCTTAATTGCTCAATATATGCAACTTGATTCATGCTTAATGGTATAGCTGTTTGAGATGTTCTCTTGTCACCAACAAACTGCAAAGTAGCAATACCTTCATTCTTACCTAACGCTACTGGTATTTGAGGCAAATCTACGCTATATGTTACAGTATCAACCGGCTCTGCTGCGATATCTAAATTTGTAAATGTTGTATAAAAAGAATTGTTTACATAAGCGATACCATCCATTTGAATACCATCAGTATAATTCTTTTTAGCAGCTAATCCAATAGCATCGTTAAGCCATTGATTAACTAAACTATAAGTAATGCTACTATCGTCAGATGGCTGACCATTGTAAATCTGTCTTAATATTCTTTCTATAAATATATTTCTAGTCATTATTGTCCTTGTTGGGTAATTTGATTAGCATATTGTTCTACTTGTCCTATTTGTAAACTTACGCCTACCAACTTTAAAGTACGAGCTATTATCTCTAATAAATCCACATCATACCATATTGGCTGAATACTGTAAGTAATACAATTTAAACTAGATGTAGTTGTTGTAGTTGTTGGTCCCGCTGTAGTTGTTGATGTTGTTGATGTAGTAGTAGTCGTTGTTGTTGATGTAGTAGATGTAGTTGATGTAGTCGTTGTTGTTGGCGAAGCGGTTGTAGTAGTCGTTGTTGTTGGTGGAGCTGTTGGGTTATACACTTGCCTTCCATTAGCATCTAAACAATATCCCCAAATCATTTCTGGTGCATTTTTTACGTATGTTAAAACTGCCGAACCTAATGTTATTGGGTAAAACTTAAAACCATCTGGCTCTATAAGATAAATAGGATTTGTAGCAATAGGGTCTATAGTACTATTGTAATAAGAATATAAGCTATCTTGTTGAACAAATCTAACTCTTGCAAATGCTGATGTTCTCATTGCATCTGCTTGAACATAATCAGATGGATATGATGCAATTCCTGTTCCGTTTATTGAAAGTGTTGTTTCTGTAATTAATGGAGATAATCTTTGTCTTATATCTTCATTTTGGCTGTATGAAACTCTAGCTTGCGCTCTGCCATATTGATATTGCTGAAATTCGCCTAACAAATAATCTAAATACGATGTTTGTGCTTGATTTACTAATAAATTAAATTCAGAACTAGTAAGATACCCGTTCTGGCTCTTGTTTATAGCATACTGACAAATTTTGTACATATCATCTATGTTCATGATGCTTTTTTTATATCCCAAATATACAAAAAAACAAACAAAAAAGCCCCGTAATTTTTAGGCTACGGGACTTCTTTTATTTTAGAGGGGAAAGATTAGTAATTAAACTTCTTTAACTGCTCTAGGAAAGCTTTACTTTCATCTTGTGGCAACATTGCATATTCTACTAAATATGTTTGTGGTTTTGCTCCTGAAGGTATTTTACAAATGAAACCTCCATCATTAGCCCAATAAGCAGAACCTTTCCTTATAGAAACATCAATCTTATTGTCTAAAAGAGCCTTTTTAACGGTGAACGCTATTTCCACTTCTTTACTGCCCGCACTTAACATAAACTTATTGGGTTGCGCTTCAGCATAAAGCTCATAGTCATTTCTCAAGGCATGCATTGATTTAGGCATACCTAATTCATCGTTAAATAAAACTCCCAAGTAGTTGCAGTGCTTACGCATATCTTCATCACTAGCCATTGAAGCAAATTTAATAGCTTCAATTTTAGCAACTCTTTTAGCGCGTTCCACTTCTGCTTGTCTTTCTGGGTTCCATTGGAAAAAGGTTATTTTTCTTGTACCTTTTTTGTTTGGATTATCCACATTAGCATTGCATACTGATAAAAACTCAAGAGCTGTACTATCGTAATCGGGTATTCTTAAAACCCTTCTGTCAAATATTAAACTCCTTCTGTTTCTTTCAACAAAAGTCTTTTCTAGACTTTTTTGATCTTCTACCCAAATACTAGGATAACCTGTCAAAAGCCTAACGCGCTCAATCCTTTTTCTTTCAGGATGCAAGACATCGTCAATACCTTCCATGTGGTATTTACCGTTCTTTTTGGTATCTGTTAACTTGTAAATCTTAAATGTAGTACTAGTTGATGGCGCTTCTGACATTGCTGTCATAGACTCCTCTTCTTGTCTTATCTTTCTTATTACTTCTCCTTGGTTTGCGTAATTCGCATCGGAGGTTCCTACTGCCTTTAAACGAGCCATAAATGGTTATTTTTAATGTTTAAAATAGGTAGGGACAATCAATAAAGTTGCCCCTACCCGATTAATATCAACAGCGCAAATGCGCGTTAATTAACTACCTTGAACGATAATGAATTGGTTCGCAGCACAAACACGAGTCGCACGATATGTAATCATTGCGATTTGGTTTGTCATTGTACCATCAGTTGGATTAGGAGAACCACCACCAAACTGCCATACACGAATACCGTTACCAACAGTTCCGCCTTTAGGTGGTTCTTGGTACATAACTGTGATGTTCTTGTATGCTTGAGCAGTTCTGCTATCCTTTGTTTCGCCCATTGGATAGATTAAACCGAAATTACGGAAGTAATCTACATTTGGAGTTAAACCAGTTGTAACCTCTGTGTTAAATTGAGAATACTTCTTAACAGATAATAAATATCCATCAATGAAGATTTCTTGAAATCCGTAAGCAACAGAAGCCTCTTTTGATTTTTCACCTTGACCATAAACGAAAGCACCTGCTGGGTAAGCAGCGAAGATACCATCACTAAAGTCTTGTCTTTGGTAGATATCAGTTAACCAAGCAGATTGCTTTGCACAACCGTTAACATCCATAATACGAGTGATTTCATGCAATTTAGCGATATCTAAAGTACCCGGAGTGTATCCTACAGTTTCGCCATCAGCTACTACTTTAGGGATAATACCTTGTGTACCTAGAGAATTATTAATTGCAGTATTGTTTTGAGTACTACCACGCATTAATTTTGCTTCAACATTATTCTTGAAACGAACAAGAGTCTTGTACATTCCTTTGTAAGTAAAAGCACTAACGCCATTAGCAGCCATATCAGCAGAAACAGGATACTCATAAAAAGTATCAGCCATTTGAGCTAAATCGGTATTACTCCAACCATCACGAATTTGCGTAATGTTGTTATCATATCTTTCATCCAATGGGATTAAAGGATCGATTTGACCAGAAGCTTCACCAGCATCTGCATCACCACCAAACAATAAAACCTCACCTGCTAACAAGTCAGTTGAACCAGCAGAAGCAAATCTTTGAGATGTTTGCTTTGGAGCAACATCAAAAGTAAATGCATTTGGAACAGAATCGTCAATACTTAAAATAACACCTTCAATATTTGAAGATGCAACACGCAAAGTTTCATTAACTCTTAAAGGAGTTTGAGTACCACTGTTGTAGTAAGCCTCTGCTCCTAAAGTTAAAGTAACAGTTGAACCAACGCCAGCAGCTACTGTTGAGTCATTTGTAACAGCAGGCATTAATTTACCTCTGTTTTCAAACCAGAAAAAGTTTTGGTTTTTAACTTCTTCCATACCGCTATGAGCGGCTAACCACCATGTAAAATCCTCATTACCATACTTTTCAGTATATTGTTTGTAATATTGAGGAGTTAATAATTGTAGGTCAACCATAAGTTGCCTATTCTGTGTTTGCAACGAGATTGAACCCGGCTGCAAAATATTCGAGGTAGGTATTCCTGCCATGATATTTGATTTTTATTTTTATACCTTCCCCAAGGGCAATATTAAGTTACGAACTAAACGCCCAAGCTGCTAATCTATCCCTTTCGGCATTAGCGCTTGGTGTTGGCGTACCTTGTGGGGTGGGTTGGTTGATATTAATATTACCTGTTTTTTTAAGATGAGCAAGCATCCTTTGGGAAGCTGCTTCATTTGCCACTTTTTGTAGTATTTTGTTGTAATTCTCAAGCAAATATTTATCTGCCATCATTTGTTGAACTTTTGGCTTACCATCCTCGGCGAACCATCTTTCTCCAAAATAAGAATCACTATCAAAATCTGCCAAACTGTTCTTCATTGCCAACCTTTCATCTTCAGCTACATTGAAAGAAATCGGTATTTCGACATCCTCGTCTTTTACCGATACTGTGAATCCGCTGAAGGATTGGAAATCAGAATCAAGTGTTTTTTCATAGACTGACCTAGCTTGTTGCATATTCTCAAGTTCTTCTCTTGAATTAGCCTCTTGCTCTGCCTCTCCATAAATATCAGGTAGCTTTAATTCACTTTTTAATTTAGTTAATTCAGGTCTAATCACTTTCGCCTCAATCATCATTTTCTTGTCTAGATAATCTACTTGTGATTGCCATGTTTTAACCTTGGTAGCATAATCCTCATCGGATTCATCGTAACCTTGTTCAGGCTTTGAAGGTACGAAATATTGGTCATAAAACAAGAGGTCAACCTCATCTGAAGTTAAATCTTTGTATTTATTCTGAATATTCGTCTTTATAATATCAACAGCTAAATCAGGAGTTAATTCATTTGAAATTAACTTGTCCAATCTTTTTTGTTGATTCAGGATTTGATAAACATCATCTGTTTTGCCTTCTTTAATAGCATCAAACAATGTTTTACTCATGTCATCTTGAAATTTAAATTCCTCTTTAGGTTCTTTAAATCTCTTAAATTCTTCTTCAGCTTGCTCTACACTTTCAAATCCAAATCTTTCTTTTACAAATTGATTTGGATCAAAAGAAGTTTGAGGAGCTGAAGATGGTTCCTCTACTTTTGTTCCCTCTTGTTGAGGAGGAGCTTGTTGCTCATTTAAGATAGGGGCTTCTTCTACCTTATTTTGCACTTGTGGTGCATTATCATCCCCAAAGGGATTGAAGCCGACTGCTAGCTCAATAGGAGCTGCTGGGTTATTTTCTGGCATAAAATGCTTATTTGGTTTCTATTTTAAGGTCCTGCAGTGGTAGTAGTAGTGGTTGCACCGGCAGCAATTAATTGCAAGTACTTTCCTATAATACCAAAACTAACAATACCCGTAGTTGCTAACGAAGATACATCGGTTTTTGTAGTTAAATTAATTCCTAAAACTGTAGTCCAATATTCAGGCACTTCTGGTGCAGGCATTACTTGACCTGTTACAGAACCATCATCATTGGTTGTTTTAAAAAGTATAGTAGTTCCGGGGTTTACTAATTGAACTACGGCTACATCCCATCCTGATAAATCTTGAAAAAAACTGTCTGCTGCATTGAATTGCGCTGTGCAATCAATAACATTACTAATTTTTGAACTAAATTTAGTCAGTCTGATTAATATTTTAGTTGCATTTGCCATTTTATTTTATTTTAAGCTGTTTGTAATTGTTCTTGTGGTTGTTGATTTTGTGGCTGTCCTTGTTCCATTTGTTGCTGTTCCATTTGCTGTTGTTGTTGCGCTTGTTGCTCAAGAGCCTGTTGTTGTTGTTGATTTTGTACTGCTACAGGAACTTCTAAATTTTGTAGTATATCACTTACAACTTGTTGTAATTCTGCTGGAACTGAAATGTTAGCTTTAGCCAAATCAAAAACTCCCTGTAAAACAATTTGTTTTTCTTTTGCTAAATTTCTCTTTTCTTCCAAAACCGTATCAGCTTGCATCTTTGCCTGAATACTAGCTTGTTGTGATTGAGCATTTTGCTCACTATTTGTTTGAGCTTTTTGCTGTTCTGTTTTTATAAATTTCTTTTGCGCTTGTCTAAAATAAAGTTCAGCTAATGATGTATTTTCTTTTGCAATTCTCATAACCTTAAATGGATCAATATACATTACAAATTGAGGATTAGTCGCTATAGCATTATTCATCATTGCTTCCAATTTGGCAATTTCCATATCGGTAGGCAACATTTTAACTTTTGCTACAAAGTTTCTATCCTTAACATCTTCTTCTTTTAAAATATCTCTATATTTTTTAGCGCCATGTGTTACGCTCTTATTCAATAAACAAGCTACTTTTTTAGCTGTTTCTTCCATTACATAGATATATGCATCGTACATATATTCTGTTGCGTTATTTGCTAATTGTCTTGAAGCTTCAATATTAGATGCAGCAACTCTTGGTTGAGCAGCTTGATTCATTAAGTTCGGGTCCTCCCCTAATTCATCTTTTAATACTTGATAATGGAATTGGTATAATTGAATTAAAGCTTGTAATTGAGGAGCAAATCCTGTGTTAGCTAATTCTGTAATTGGAACAGGTATTCTATTACCTTCAGCATCTCTACCACGATAATAAAGTTTACCAGTTTGTTCCCAAATTTTTTGTACTTCTAGTGGTTTTACGGAGTCGCCTAATCCTAAATCTAATTCTTGCAATGCATCTACATCAATTGAAGCACCTGCTGGCACCATCTTGGCAACCATTTGTTGTATCTTTAATCTAGCCAAAATCATCTGTTCAATAGGCTCTTCTATTTTTTCAGGCACAGCCACATTACGCATATCGTATGGGTCGTACATATAAAAGCTATAAGAAAATTCTGCATTTCCTAATTCTTTAGGGTCTTGTGGGCGAATCATATTTTTCTTAATACCCCACTCTATCATCATTTGTAATACAGGGCAATAAACGCCTTTGTATATATTCCACTTCTTTTCTTCTATATATTCTTGATTATCATCTAACTTTTCTGTTTTTCCTTTTCTAATAATAGTACTGCCATTTTTTTTAGTTTTGGTAACAGTATATCCATCAGAATCTAAAGTTCTAATTTCAAAGTTCATTAAGTCAATATTCCATTCATCATAAGGTCTTAACCAAGCAACATTCCAATCTTGCATCCATTTTAACTTATCTGTTAATTGATATTCTTTTGAAGATTGAGCTATTCTAAATATTTGTTCTTCTGTTAAAGTTCCGCCATTATCTTTACTATATCTTGCTCTCAATTCACTAATCTTCATTGATACAATATGACCTCTATAAGTAGTATCTCTAAAATCAGGAAAATCAGAATAAGAATAAATTGCATTTTCAGGTCTAATCCATTGAACATGAACTTCACCTAATTCACACATCCAAGTATAGGTACACACTAACCCAACTTCTGCTGAATCGTGTAATATCCTTTGTTTTAAAACATCATCCCATCCATTAGCAGCAAAAACATTATTACAACCAAGGCTGTAAAGTATTTCTTCTGGTAAGTGATTAAATTCAGTTGTCCAAATATCTAAATCATCTTTATCTTCTGCTATAAATTGATCTTCGGGAATAATTGGTATCCCTGATTCTTGTTGTAATTGCGCAAGGACTTCTTTATTTTGATAAATAAATTCAGCCTCATCTACAATTTCTTTTTTCTTTTTTGCAGATGTTTCATCAACGGCAGTAACTGTTATCTTTTCTTTTCTACTCATCCATGAACCAACTAATCTAGCTACAATTGTATTACCAATAATAATTGACTTCCAATTTATATTTACAAAATTGGCTTTGCTATTCATTTCTAATCTGTCAAGAAAAACACTCATGTCTATTTTTCCATTAGCAATTTGTCTATTTTTTCTAAAACGATTATTTCGAAGCCAAAAATAAGTTTGATTGCCATAAATGGTTGAATAAATATTTTGCGCCACTCTTTTTCCGTATTCAAAATCTGATTTAGATGGAAGATCGGTAGTCAGCTGAAAGTCCTTTAGCGACTGACCACTAGTATTTCCTGCGCTTATGTATAATGGGCTATCTGACAATTTATATCAATTTTATGTGTCAAATATACTAAATATTAAGAAATTTATTAAAAAATTTAATTAATTGAAACTTGGAGTGTAACTTTTTACCAAAGGTTCTTTCATTTGTTGTTTCTGAACAGGCTCCATTAAGCAAACTAATAACATTAAAAATGATACTGTTTGGTCAAATTCTGTTCTATTATTTGGGTCAAATTGCTTTGCATCCTCTAGTAAATTTTCAAAATCAATGGAATCTATGTGATATTCAAAATACATAATTCCAACATCTGTTTGTTTGGTTAAACTAAACGGAGTTGTTGGGAATCCCTTATGCCTATCTGCATCTCTTTTATTCGGGTCCATTGCTCCAAAGGGATACGAACCTAAATAATTAACCCTTCCTCTATCTCTAAAATAAGATAGATAATCATCACTATTATGCTCATACCAAGCTTGATACCCATAAAATTCAGCGGCTAACATCACCTGCTCATGTAAAGTTTCTTTAATTTGCGGTCTGCCATACAAATGCCCAATTGCCTTTCCGGTTCTTGTCGGGTCTAATAAATTATATCTTCTTCCAATCCAAGCAGATGCCTTTGAACCATATTTACCACCTTGACTATTACTATAACCATCAATAGCTATTGCTCCATCATCTGTTCTACTTGGTTTCCTAGATGACAAATCGTGTTTGTGTTTATTCTCTTCTCCCTTTGGTGGGAATTGAGTAATTACCCAATGGAAATCTTGCTCTTTGTCTGTTATACTTCTCCACCTAACTACTTGGTCTATATCTCTATAGAAATAAACATGACGCTTTAATACTGGGTTTTCTTTTAAAGAAGCCTCCCTTGCGCCTATGTTCATTACATTAAAAATACACTTATCTGAATCTGTACTAAAAGCCTCGTCAATAGTTAGCGGTTCTTTTCTAATACGAGCAGATAATGCTCTTGGATTGTTTTTTACTGTGTCCCTGTCTGCTAAAATCTGGTCCAATGTTTTATCTTGGTCAGGAAATCCAAAATCATCAAAGTTTCTTGTACGCTTTGCGGACATAAAAAATCTATAAAGACCGCTAGAGGTGGTTCCATTTTCTTGTCTTTTGTCTTGATTACTTTCTTCCCATAATAACTTAAAAGCTGCTTGAACTCCATCCTTTTCGGTTGTAAGCTTCTCTACGGTAGTTGTATAAAGCGCCTTACCAATGATTTGACCTTCGTCATCTAATAAGCAATAGCGCACAACCTCGTGTCTATCATAGACATTCACTTCGGTAGTTTTTCCACACTCATCCGCAACATATCTATGTAGCTTTTGTCCATCATAGGCAACTGTATCAGCTGATTGATGGTCAATAACCGAACCTAATTCATCTTTATCCACATTTTCCTCTGCTTTCTTTCCTCTTACGTTTGTTTTTTGAAATCTCATTTCTGACTTTGGATTAACCCCCAAAGACATATCGTATTCTGGTCTAAAGAATTTAGGCAATCTTCTAAATGGATTTACCACTGTTTTGGCAAAGAATTTTTTAGCATCAGAACCCGTTTTAGACTGAATACCTCCATTGGTCATTTTAGTCCTAGTTGTATATTCGGTAACAAATAGCCCCGCCACAAATGATTTACCAAAACGCCTTTTAGTTACTTCAAGCATCCCCATACACAATGGGTCTTGAATACAATAATCCATAAAATAGAACTTTTCCAAGTCTGGCATCCTGAATTTAGGATAACCAATATCTATTGACCACCATTGTAAATATAAGTAATGCATCCCCGTTAAATATAACGGAACGCCATTATTCATATACCAAAACCCATTTAATCTTCTATCCCACTCTTGTCTTTTAAATTCTTCAAGCTTTTCGTCATAAAATTCAGACTCGTCGTCCTTTTTCTTTTTGTCAAACTCATCCCACTTCTTCATCGTATCTGAATACCAACTAGGCATTGCGATTCTTTTCCAATATTGCTCCTCTTTATTTTTAGACCTTTCGTACACGCCTCTATGCTCTAACTGCTTTGTTATTATATTATAAACATAACCCTCCGGAGGCAAATTGCACATTAAACCTTGAACATCAATTATAGTCCCCCCTTCAATTTTTTCGTACATAATTATAATTTTTTGCCAGCTAATTCGCCAACCGCATCAGCCATGTTTTCGGGAGAAAACGGCTTTTTAACAACTTGAACTATTTCTTTTTTATCAGCAGCTACTTCTTGATTTATCCCAGCTAATACTTCTAATGCTTTTATTGAAGCAGAAATAGTACCTGCATCTACCCATATCTTTTGCAACCTCTCAAATGTCTTAATCTTTGGATCATCAATATCAATTGCTGTAAGACTAGTCTTGTTTAACAATTCAGCCATTTCGTTGGCTTTCCTATTTAAAGCATGATATAGTTTCCCAATACCATCTTGCTCGTAATAAGCAACTTGCTTTTCTAAATCTTTAATTATATTTTCTAATCCTATTGACATATTTCTGGGGTTGAAATTGTTACCAATTTGGTAGCATCTGATTTACTATAGCCTACTAACAAGTCGCCGCTTATAACCATTTCTGTTAAATGATGCTCTACGGCTATTACTTCGTTCCTATCGCTACCATCGTTAAAATATCTTAATCTAATAATCTTACCTTCTGTTCCGTCATCATTTTGATAGATTATCTCATAATCACTTGAGATTACGGTTGTTACCACATTACCAGTTAATTCGCCGCTTGTTATATACAGCTTATTTTTCATTAATTGAGGCTCTACTCCTTCCATAATTCCCGTATATGGCTTAAATATACGCAAGGCTGTAATAAATCCGTTTAGAGCGTTCCATGAAGAACCTTTTCCTTCTCTCCATAAAAAACATTCCTCTATTGGGATAGAAAAATATTGAACATCCGATGAAGCCTCTGTGGTTGGCTTTTGATAATTAAATATCTTGTAGGTGTCGTGAGTTGAATTGTGATGGATAAGAATTTCAGCCCCTTCCGGTATATCTTTTCCATTAACCACAATACCATTAACAGGCTTAACATATCTCATGTTAAAATTATCATATATCCTTTCTAGTCTAATTTTTGTTCCATCTTTAAAAGTGTGACTATTCTTACTTTCCAAATCCACTTTTATAATAACCTTATTACTAGGCGCAATCAATTTCATATTTTAATTAATTTAATTAAAATTACACGATTTTTTATTTCTACCAAAATTTATTATATTTGTATTGCCCAAAAAAAAATTTATAACAAAAAAAACAATTAAAAAATGGCAAATCATTTATCTGTTTATGTTTATCGTAGAAACCAATACGATTTAACAAACCCTAACGGCACCCCTGCAACTAGCGGTGTCTTATTTTCATTACCTACTGTTACCTTACAAGTACAACCAACAACTGTGGTAGCAAATGGCGTACAAATGAACTCATTGATTCTTATGTACCCAAGCGGTTTAAATCAACCAGCTGAAAAGTTATACACCAATGCAACGGTTGCTGGATTAATTGGAGCTATTAATGGCGGTGGCATTGCTACTACCACTACTACAACAACTGCAGCACCTACTACCACTACTACAACCGCAGCACCTACTACTACTACAACCGCAGCACCTACTACCACTACTACAACCGCAGCACCTTAAAAAAAAATTTAAAAACAATTAAAAATATTAAAAAATGGCAAATATAGTATCAATTACAGCATATCAAAGAAATCAATATGCTTTATTAAACCCTAACGGAACTCCAGCAACTTCTGGTATTGCATACGGATTCCCGGTAAACACAATTGCAGCTTACCCTGCTCCCGCAAATACAGTAGCAAACGGAGTAACTATGAACTCAATAGTTGAAGTAGCTCCTACTGGCTTAAACCAAGTAGCCGTATTGTTTTACACGACTTCTACTGTAGCACAGATTAATGCAGCAGCAAACGCTTAATTTAATTAGCCCCTATTTATTTAGGGGCTTTTTTATTTTCTTTATGAACCACCTTTAGATTTTTATAAATCCTTTCTGCATCTTCTATAGTTCCACCTTTAGTGGTAGCTAAAAACACAGACAATCTTCTTAATTTCTTTGCGGCTTTATTATTCATGGTTTAAATTTTAACGACCTTGTCCCCTGTACGCTTTTGGTCTTGGAGTGCTTTTGTTGTAAGATTTTTTAGCTCTTCCTGATTTTTTTGTTCCAAACGTAATTTTGGATGAATTGGTTAATTTTGCCATTATTTTTTGTTTTTGAAATAATTTTTATCTAATTCCCCGCCGTCCATTTTATTGGGGCGAACAAGTATGTCTGTGTCGTAAAAGTTCCTAACCATACCGTTGTGGTATAATACGACTTTCCAAACAGTGTTGACTTCTGTCCCGTAGTCAATCCAAGCGATTGCTTTTCCTTTACCAAGTGGGGTTTCGACATCTATAATATTTTTAAGTTCGTGAATATACATTAAAAATTAGTTTCTTCTTTATTACTACTAGACAATAATTGTATTGTTGATACCCTACAATGTAATTGTGGTACGGTTTCATTTGTCTTGGTGTTTTGATAAGACTTTGCTTCTGGCTTTCCCTCCGTATAAACCAATGTACCTTTCTTTAAATAGTTTGACACATTAAGCTTTTCAGTCCAATAAGCGCAAGAAACCCAAGTTGTTCTTTCGGTATCTTCTCCTTGTTGGTTTTTAAACTTTTCGCTGTAGGCTACAGAGAAATTAATTACATTTTTACCATTGACATTGTTTACGACTGCGTCTTGTCCCAATCTTCCGATTACAGAAATTCTAATCATTGTTTTGTTTTTTATATTAAAAATTTACTTCTTCTCCGTTGTCATCTTTATAAGGAACCCAATTATCAAATGCCTTTTGCACTGCCACATCTGGTCTTAAAATTATATTTTTATCGTTTATAATTTTCTGCAATGAATCCAATCCATTAAATAAAAATCTTCTAGTTTGGAAAAACATTTGGAACAAAATAAAGCCTTTTTTACCAACAATCTTTTGCCTTCTTATTTTTTTACTATGAAATTCACAAGATGGATTTTGAGGATCGGTTTGAGCAAATGGTCTATGGTACACAAGGATATTATCCATTTTATTATTCCACATAGCTCCATCAGTTAAATCAAATACATCGGGGCATGGGTAGTTCCCATCGGCTGCTTTTTGCATTTTTATCGGATGCGCAATTATCCAAAAGAAAATATTATTTATTTGTGAAAATCTTGAAAATACGGACAATACCCACTCTAAATATTTATCACTTCTTTGAAACTTTTGATATTCATTTGTCAATTGGTTAAACGGGTCAATATCAACCCCATCAACATTCTCCTTAACAATTAGTTCTAAAAATACTTCCATTATGTATTGAGGCGTAGGTGATACATCCTTTGGGTAAACATAAAATACATGATGACAAACCAAGTCATAAACATACTCATACACCTGCTTACTTGGTCTGTGTGTATTTGCAGGGCTACAATCACATCCTAATATTATCTCAACAAAGTCGTGGTAGTACTCTTCGGGCGGATTATCTTCAGGCGAGAATGTAGCAAACTTCTCTCCGTACAACATTATCCTCATAGCTTGATACCATTTTTTAAACGAAGATTTGCCATAGTTACCAATACCCGTAAGAACGGTTACCTCACCTCTTTTTGGCTTAAATCTTTCATCTAATTCAGGTATTCCAACGCCTTCTACTTTAGCATACCCTTCATCATAAATGCGTAACGCTTGCTCTTTTACATCAATTCCATATATTACATCTTTCAATTTTATTCCTTCATCAAATACAGCTTTTTCAACTTCAACTTCCCTTCTTGAAACCTTATCTACCAATATTTCTTTATCAAAAGATGCGCTACCAAAATTACCCGAATTTGCTTTGTATGCTGAACGAATTGCCCTATTAGCTTCATTTTTTGTAAATTCAGAATTAGTCAAAAACTCGCTATGAATCATTGAATTAGCGGTAATTTCATTAATACCAAATCGGCAACAAGCGGATGCTAATTTAAAAATAAAATTATTCCTTTCCCCTGTTACAAATGCTTCGTTTTTATTTGAAAGCCAAGTAACAATATTTTTAAAAATCTTTTCATCATCATCATTCTTTTCGTAAACAACAACCTTCTCTGTTTTCTTAATTTTCTTAAATACTTCAGCATTTTCGTTTATGTAAATTTCGGTGTCATAACTTTCATAACAAACCCGACTTACATTAATCCCACTTCGGTCAATTTCAGGAAAAACTTCTTGTAGGGCTTGAAAGTGTTCCCTATGCTTTGAACCATTAGCTATTTTTACCAATGCCTTCAATCCATTTCCAGAAGGGCTAATCCAACAAGCGTAAACAAATGGATTTGATATTATTTCAGTTTGCTTATCTCGTAATTCAAAAATATTATCAAAATCAAGCACAACAAAACCGCTATGCTGAATTAATTGAACATCGGTTCTATCTGCTCCAAATTTTCCACTAAAGCAAATAGACGGAAGGTTTAATTTTATTTTATTTGCTTTCTCCTTATCAATTGTTTTTCTAATTTCCTCTACTATTGCCTTACTTTTACCCTGCTGTATTCTTTTCAATGCAGCTTCAATAGAAATATAATTTGGTTCTTTGGAAAAGATGTTCTTAAAAATGGTAATCATCGTTATATTGGTTTAAAGGCGTTTCTAGCGGTTTCTAATTCGTTCTGATACTTATTACCAATCTTGGGAGAAGCTGTCTTATTTTGCTTTAAAATGGCATCTACGACCCATCGCTTGATAGTTAGGTAATCTGATTTTGTTTTATATGACTTTTCAACTTTATACGCTGCCAAGTATTCATAAAAATCAGTTACATGCTTTTCACCAAATTCTGTAACAAGCTGTGAATGTTCTTTTTTTGTCAATAAAATATTTTCTTTAAATTTTATTTTTTTTTCTGCTTTTACCATATCCTTATCCATATCCTTAACCATATCCATATCCATAGACCCTTCCGAGGGGCTTATAAGGGGCTTATTGTTAGAAATTCTTAAATTATATTTTTCAAGCAATATGATTACAGAATTATGCGCTCTATTGTCGGGATTTAAACCAGATGGGTACTGAAATTCTAAAAAAGATGGTATAAACCACTTATTACCTTTATCAAAAATTATAATTTTCTCATCAAAACTTTTAATTGCTTCTTTTGAATCTATTTTTTCACCAATTCTTATTGCTGCAACCTCTATGTCAACCTGCCAAATACCTGCGTGGTCGCAATCATCGCAGATATATAACCAAAGGAGCTTATAAGCACCTTGTAAGCCCCTTATAAAGGGCTTCTTCCACTTTTCAGTGTCGGTAAATCTTTTAGCCATCTTTTTGTAATTAATCGTTAATAAAATCAGTGTCTAATGCTCTATTTATTTTTGCTAAATTTCTATCAGATAGAACAAATGTCCTTTGCTTAAATACAGAATAAAGTGTTGGGTAGGGTATTTGAGTCTTATCCGAAAGCCAAGCTAAAGTGCGCTCAATTCCATCGAGATGTAATAATATGGCACCTCTTACATCATTTTTAATTTCTTTTTCCATAAATTTTGATTGATTTAACACAAAGTAAAATATATTCAATCAAATTGCAAAATTTATTTTTGTTTATTTATTTAATTTAATTAACTTTGTTAAAATATTTATTATGGCATACAATAGTACAATAATAACCAAGAAAAAGCGTTGTGTAAATTGTGGTAACATTGATTATTGGTTTTCTAAAAAAATGTGTAAACAATGCGCTACCGTACAATCGACTCAAAAGAGAATGGAAGAATTTGAAGATGATGGAGAAAGTTTTCAAAATTTAGTAAGTGATTTAGATCATGTTTTTAGTCAATATATACGCTGTAAATATGCCGATAAAAATGGCATTACAGAGTGTTATACTAGCGGTAAAAAAATTAAATGGCAAGAAATACAATGTGGACACTTCATACCCAGAGCTAATTTAGGTACAAGATGGTTGGAGGCTAATTGCAGACCACAATCCTTGGATGATAATTATTTTAAATTGGGTAATTTAGAGGTATTTGAAGAAAAATTATACGAAGAAAATAACGCTGTGGTAGAATACCTTCGAGAAACAGCAAGACAAGTAACTAAACCAACAAAAGATGAGCTAAAGCATTTGATTATTGAATACAGGTCAAAGCTGAACCTAGTAAAAAAGAAATTTGTTTAATTTTTACAGAGGTAATTGTTTTTTGTCGGTTTATTTATTTATTTAATTTATTTAGTTAATTTAATTATCTTTGTAAAAAAATATAATTATGGCAAGATACCCTAGCCCAGATTCAGTTTCTTCAAAAGTAGCTGAAATGAAAATAGACGAAACGCTTATTTTCTTAAACCCATATACTTCGGTTATGGTAATGGTTTCTTTATTAAGAAGAAAAAAAGACCAAGCTCACAAGATTTTTAAAATAAAATACTCAAACGAAAAAACCGCTGTTACAAGATATAAATAAATTTTATGCACATACAAACCATTATTTACCAACGAACATTTAATTTAGGCAATTATTCATCTGAAAAAATAGGAGTTGAGTTTGCCATTAACCAAGGAGAGTCAGCTAATAAGGCTTTAGACATTGCTCGTGAGCTTGTTGAGGACTACCATAAACAAAATGTAGTTAGGTTAAAAGATTTGGGTTATTTTAACAATGAGCAAATTACCGAAGAGGTTATTCCTAGCCAATCAAAGAAATCTTTAGCTGAAAAAACAAAAGAATTTATAGATGCCTGCAACACAATAGAAGAATTAAGAGCTTGGGAGTTGATGGCTAAAAGTAATTCAGAGATTTTAGAACATTACAATAATAAACTTAAAACTATAAAATAATGCTACTTACTGATGATGAGCAATGTATTATAAATTTAATATTTAATTGTAACCATAGAATAACACAACAAGAGATTGCCGCCTCACAAAGATGGTTGGGTAGCCACCCTGTTCACGAAATAGATAGAAGAGAATCAACATTAAGAAAGATAAGGCAGGTAATTCGTGATTTAAGGATCAAAAAAGGTTATATGATTCTATCTGATGCCAAAGGTTATTGGATAATGAAAGAAAGGCAAGAAGCCATTGAGTATTGTGAAAGAATTGAGCGTATGGCAAAGTCGCAAGCGCGCGCGTGGTTTGAAACATACAACGCAATGAGAAAGAATTTTAATTTAAGCTCGGATTATTTTGAACAACAGGGAAAACTATTTTAACTATGATAAATTTTAATGAATCCCTAATACGAGCAAGCTCTGTGGGGTATTTAATGACCGAACCTGTATCTAAAGCTGACAAAGAAGCGGGGTTACTTTCTAAAACAGCACAAAAACACTTATTGGATGTTTATATTACTGAAAAGTATGGTCGCAAACGAGATATTCAAACCAAACAAATGAAAAAAGGTATTGAAGTAGAAGGTAATTCTATTGAAATGCTATCGGAATACTTGAAAAAGCCATTAGAAAAGAATGAAGAAAGATTTAAGAATGATTTTATTACAGGATTACCCGATATTATTGACGGCAACCATATTATTGATGTTAAGTCTAGTTATGATTTGTGGACATTTCTAGGCAACTTACCAGACAAGCTAGATAATCTATATTATTGGCAAATAATGTCCTATATGTGGCTTACAGGTGCTATTTCAGGCAGTATAGCCTACTGTTTATCAAATACGCCAGATAATATTATTGAGCAAGAGAAGTATTATCTCTTAAAAAAGATGGATGTTATTTCCGAAGAAAGCCCAGAATTTGTAAGGGAGGCTATGAAAATAGAGTTTAACATGAAGTTTGATGACATAGACATCGCAGAAAGAGTATTGTTATACAAAGTAGATAGAAACGAAGATGATATTTTAAAAATACAATACAAGGTAGAAAAAGCAAGAGAATATTTAATCCAAATAGAAGAAACCCATAAAAACTTTAACAATGGCAAAAGATAAAAAAGAAAATAAAGACCAATTAATTGGCTGTGATTTTTGTATTCAATTTGATATGGATGTTCCACATGTAGTAGCAGCAACTGATAGTGCAGAAGGTTTTATGGAAATAAAAATTACCCCAACAATGGATGGCGGTGTAATGTTTCAGTGTCCAACAACAGGAAAAAAATTAAGAATATTTCCTAGACCATTATCAGATGCAGGCAAAGCAATTTTAGAAGAAACATAAATCAAATAACCTATGATTTCTTATGAGTGTTAGCAAACTTACGAGCTGCTTCTACGCTACCAAATCCCCAAGCTTTAAGAGCTAATGCCTTACGAGTAGGTTCGCCATTTGGTTTTTTCATTGACCCCATCATACCTGCAAATCTAGCTGCAAATGAAACTCTACGAGGATTAACACCTGATTTCACAGGAGCCTTTAGATTGCCACCAGTTTCTGCATTGTAAGATGCACGACCTTTTGCGTTTAATCCACCTTCAGGATTTTTTCCTTCTTTTCTTTGCCAAGCTCCAGACATAAATTACATTTTTTCTTGTGATTTAATTTTCTTTTCTTGTTTTAACATTGCGGCAGTTGGTTTTTTACCACTACCCTTGTTGGCACGAATATTATCCCATAAACCACGAGGCGAATATGATCCATCTGCTCGTTTCATCATTTTTAGTTTACTTTTCATTTTTTTTCATTGATTTAATTGGAGCTATTTTATTAAAAGTTGGTTCATCTACTTCTGTTTCATTTATAAAATACTTCTTACTACCTTTTACTGCTTTAACTTCTGCTTTAGGAGGTTCTGGCTTTTGATATTTAACTGGTTGAACCGGTTTTTTATATACTGGAGCAGCCATACCTTCGCCCCAATCTTCTACTGATGTAGGTTGTATTTTACCGGGAAACTTACCTGTTCTATAATATTCAAAATCTGAATCAATTTTATGATTTTTTTCAAACTTAACAACATCACTTCTTGTTCCTTTAAAATTATACCAACTAGCTCCACCATTTTTAGCCCCACCATTTTTTTTATAATATTTAGGATCAAATGTATCTTTGGTTGCATTATACAATCTTAAACTATCTTGATATTTTTTTAACCTAGGATCATCTTTGCTAGCCACTGATATGGTGTCACTTGCATTTTTTTTCATTGATTTTAATAAATCTTGCGGCATATCTTCATTATTTACGCTAAAATACGAATTAAATTCCATTTTCTGATTTCCAAATAATTAAATCTATCCCTTTTAAGCCCTTTGGCGGCGTTTTGTGGTTTTCAACTGGTATTTGTTCCAATTTGGAACTAACCTCTGATTTTGGGCTGTTTCTGTCATAAGGAGGCATATTTTTAAATGGTGCGCCTCTTTTAGTTTCCGTTTTGCCATAAGAATCCATAAAATAATTTACCACCGCTTGTGTTGATGTTAAATTTTGTTCTTTTTTAATCGTTTCTAAAATTTCCAAGTCAAATCTGACTCCAATTGGTTTACTTTTTGCCATATAAATATTTTGTAGCTACAAAGTTAGGGTAAAATTATGAATGTAGCTACAAATCCCCCCTTATATCAACCTCTCTATACCCCTTAAACCCACCACTAAAAGCAAAGCAAGGAGGCACCCATATACCATACCAAAATCAATTGCAAGGGTATAACCAACAGCCTTAAACCAATGCCCGAAAACCAATACAGCTACTAACTATAGGCATAAAGGTGCAAGGTCAACGGAAAACAGGGGTACTCGGTGCTAGGATCTCGGCAGCCCCAAAAAAATGATCACAAAATTTCTATAGGGGTACCCTCAAGTGTCTGTTGATGTATAACTTTTCAGTTTTTCTTTTAATAGATGGGGGGGGTGGCAAAAATTTTTTATAATTTTTTTTCGTATATTTGGTAAAATTATTTTCACAAGATTTTAAAATGTTAAGAAAAAAATAAATATCATGGCAATTCCACAAATGAAAAAAAGAAAGGTTGAGATGGTAGAAACTGAAATGGGTAGAATGGTACCAAAGGCAGCTCAAGAGAAGTTTGAAAAAGAAGCTGGTGAAGCCTTGGATAAAGCGGTATCATCTCCATATAAGATGGCAATGGCTGAAAGAGCTGAAAAAATGAAAGCAAAGGCTGCTAGAGAGATCGTATTCAAAAGAGGAAGAAAAGCCGTAGCAACGCCAACAAGCGGGTTAGATTATAAATCAAGAATTACATCAACAACTTGGTCAAAGCCGTCAATGATGAAGAAATTAAAATAGCCCATACATAGTGTTTTAGTAAATAATGCCTCCCTTAAAAAAGGAGGTTTTTTATTTTATATCATATAATGATGTATCTTGCATCAAACTACATCACCATGCCTAGATTAACAACATCAGTTTCTGACGAAACATTTAAAGTTTTAAAAGAAATAGCATTAAGGGACAGAAGGTCAATAAGTGTTACAATTGAATTACTTTTACAATTAGCAATCAAAGAAAAAACAAGAAAACGAAATGCAGCAAAAGACGATACTTAACATAACACCCCAGACCCACGTTCGCGCAACTCAAGGTGACTCCATATTTTTTAGGATACCAAGAGAAAAATTACGCCCCGCAGGTTTAAGTAGATTACTGCGCCTAGAGAAATACAACAAGTATAAAGTTAATCTTTTAGCCGAAGCCAAAGCCAAGCAATTTATCCTTCCCCCAGTTGGAGCTTCCATAACTTTTTTTATTCCAGTCCCACCCTCTTGGTCAAAGAAAAAAAAGAAATTGCATCATGGCAGATTCCACCAATCAAAACCAGATATAGATAACCTGACCAAAGCTACCCTTGACGCTTTGATGGCGGAGGACAAACAGATCGCTCATCTTGAAGTCCAAAAAAGATGGGTTGACTTTGAAATAGGATGGATAGAAATTTCCCACAAAGACTACGAAGAGGTTCTTGCTTTACCCTTTCCCAAATAACATTTCCCCAAAGACTCTGCGTCTATGAGTATTATATACACACATGCTCTATTTAACATAATGTTTATTATAAGTTATAGTTATTTTATTGATTCAAGCAATCCCTAAATTTTAAATATT